TTTATTTGAACTGGAACCATTGTATTTGCTGTTGTTTCTACACCAAATCTTGCGGTAAGAGTGGTTGAAGTGTAATGAACTCCTGTTCTACCATGTTCATCTATTTTAAGAGCGTTTATGTAAGTAGTATTACTAGAAGGCTGTGTCTCAAAAAGCAATCGTGTTCCATTTCCAGCACCAGCCCTTTGAACCCCAATTCTTGCATGACCCTCAACGTCATTAGCATTATCAGGATAACCAGAAATTAAAGCGATATATGTTTTAGAGTCTGCACCGCCACCACCGCTTTTAAATTTAGCAACAATATCTCCATCAGTATCATCACCAACAACGTGTAACCTAGCTTTACTAGGATTAATTTGGTTTATACCTAAGTTCCCAGACGAAGTAAGAGTCATTCTCGTTCCAAGGCTCCCTCCACTAGCAGTTTGAAAATTTAGATCTGCTGCGTTTGTAGATTCACCACCATTAGCGATTGCGAGTCCTAAACCAGCAGCAGCTTTATTAGCACCATTTGTATTCTGTGATATTTCTATTGCAGTAGAACTACTAGTGCTAATAGGGCAATGTACTTTTAATTTAGTGTTAGTGCTAGCTGTTGCAGTAGAAGACCCGATAAGCAACCTTCCAGACGCATCTAAACGCATACGTTCTGCGGAAGCAGTATCAAAAACCATAGTTCCTGTAGTAGCTCTTCTTATTCCATCACTACTCATTGGAGAACCAATGTTATTGCTAAAGTAAAAACCTGCTCCTCTAAATTCACCATCTGAGTTTAGAGTACAAGCATCAGATCCATTGGCTGTAGTTGAACCTACAACTACGTTTCCAGACGAATTTATACGCATACGTTCTGTGCCATTTGTAAGGAGATGTAAACTTGCAGTATTAGTAGCATCAAAAGAATCAATCTGGTTATAACTTATACCAATAGCTGCTGTTTGATTATTAGCACTAAACAGAGCAGCAAAATCAGCAGCGGTATTAGAATCTGATTTTACTTCTAACATTGGCGACTTACTTAAAGAAAATGTTGAAGTATTTATCATCACTCTTCCAGACGAATCTATACGCATACGTTCTGAGCTAGTACCATCAGCAGTAGTGAAAAATTTTAAATGTGCGTCTTCTGCACTGCTACTACTAAAAGTTCCATCTGCTGTTGCAACTATTCTTGCTCCTATTAAGCTATTTGCTGGACATAAATCTAAAGCTACAAAATTAGTTGTGGTCGCATCTGAATTAGCAAGACGAATTGTATTATTATTAGCTCGCTTCAACTGAAGCATAGATGTTGAATTATTAGATGAAGTTTGTCCTATAAGCACCCTTCCAGACGAATCTATACGCATACGTTCTGAACCAGCACATTCAAACTGAATAAATCCACTTGGATTAAGGTTTATATCTTCAGAACCATCATGAGTCATAATATGAGCTTCTCTACCTGCAATATTCGCTTTAAAAACTAATTGAACTCCATCTT